AAGCACCAATGCCTCGCAATCCTGGTAGTGGCAAGAAAATGTCACGTAAAACTTTAAAATGAGCTTATACGAAAACATAAACAAGCGAAAAAAAGCGGGAACTAGCCGATCCAAAAGCAAATCTACTGTTAGTAAAAAAGCATTCAGTAACATGAAAAAAGGTTTTCCTAAAAAGAAATCTAAGTAATGAAAAAATGTCCCCTAGGGCAAGCTTTAAACGAAACGGATGGGCGAAAAGCAAAAAACGCCATATTAAAATCTATCCAAATGTGTGAGCTTAAAGACTTATGCTACTGTCAAAAAAACATTAAACTAAAACAACTAAGGAAAAAATAGATATGCCACAAGGAAAAGGAACATACGGAAGTAAAGTAGGTCGTCCCCCCGCCAAAAAAGCCATGAATAAACGTCCAATGAAACGGGCAGCCGGAAATATGCCTAAAAAATCTGTTCGTAAACGAAAGTAGTAATTTAAAAATATGCCGCGTTATTCTGGATACGGAGCAAATGATTCTAAAATTGTCGATGAGTTCGACACTGGATACTTTGGCTTTAATAATAGGTTTCGACCCGATCAGTTGAAGTCAGGTGTCCTTGCGGACTCTCGCAACGGTCGTATGGGTCTAAATGGCGAATGGCAAGTCAGAAAAGGCATTGAAGTTATTACAAGTGAATTAGTTTCTGGAACCGAGGGGCTAACCCTTAATTTTGTATTAGATGACGTTGGAACACCTCCAGTTATAAATAATAATGCACAGCCCAGAATTTGGGCATCCTGCGCTTATTCTGACCCAAGCCAAACTTCCAGCCAGTATATTATTACTGCTCAAAATAGCGAAGCAATCGCGAGTAATTTAGAGACAAGAACAGCAAGTAAAGTTCCCTATCCTCCATCTTATAATTTAGGAGAATTATCTGTTTTAACTCAAGCTTTTAGGCAAGTAATTCTTTTTACAGGAGGAAAAACCTCTTTAGTTTGGGATGGAGTCGTTACTTCTGTTACCGTTGATAAGTTTGATATTGGAAAAACTTATAAAATTGATTCAATAGGAGACACGGTTTGGACAACCGTAGGAGCCACTACGGGAACTGTAGGTGAAGTTTTTATTGCAACCGCAGCAGGAATTGGAACTGGAACTGCTTTTTCTGGATTTACAAAAGTAAAAAGTGGAGCTTACGAGCAACCCGAAAGAATTGGAAATCCTTCAAATAATACATCAATAACAAATAATGTTGTTTCAGTTGCATCAGATCTTCACGGCCTCGCAGTTGGAGATGAAATAATCGTTGTAGATCCAGGATCAACTACATTAATTTTGGGTGAAGCGTATTTTGTTGGAGCAGTTGTTGATGACAATAATTTTTCATTTTTTGCACAAAAGAATGATTCTTCAAATAGTCAAGCTCATTTTACAAAACCAGTATCTCAAGGTGTAGGATACGTTCGTATGCCAGCTCCTCCGTTTGGGGTTTATCACGGCGGAAGGCTGGTCGTTCCCTACGAATATACAGTAGGAAGTGCTCCAGGAACTTACTCCGATAGAAAAACTAAAGATGAAGTAATTTTTTCTAACGGGCTAGACATTAACACCTATGACGATGTTCCTAACACAAAACAATTAACTGCGGGAACTGCTGATTTTATTGTAGGTCTTCATTCTTTTTCTGACGATCAATTATTAATATTTAATCGAAATAGCATACATACGATTACTAGCACTATAAATATATCTCAGGCAGTAACGAGTCTTGTTACGGGAGAAATAGGATGCGTAGCAAAAGACAGCATAGTTCAAGTAGGAAGTAATTTGTTTTTCTTGTCTGACAGCGGAATATACGGAGCTTCCTTTCAAGATTTATATAATCTTCGAGGCAATGAAATTCCTTTAAGTGAAGCAATAAACAAAACGATTCGATCAATAAATAGAAATTTATGGCAAAATTCTTCGGCTGTATACTTTGACAACAAATATTACATTGCAGTTCCTTTAAATTCTGTCGATAGCTCGGGCGAGCCAGTTATAGCTACAAAGAACAATGTAGTTTTAATTTACAATTTTATAAATAAACAATGGGAGTCTATTGACTCGGTTCCATCTTTCGATTATGAAAAATTAATTATTGCTGGAGAAGGAGATAAAAGAGGAGTATATTGCGTAAATTCATTTGGTGGAGTTCACTTGCTAGAAAGCAGAAATGACGCAACTGATAGAATTTCTTCTAACCCTTCAGGTTCAAATTTAATTACAACACAACCTATTGAAGCTAGTTTAACAACTAGAGACTTTACAATTGGAACTACCGATAGGAAAAAATGGAATACGTTTGAAATTCAAGTCCAGTCTTCTCCCGATGAAGCATCTGATTTTAATATTTTAGCAGAGACGACAGACATAGATTACAACTTAAATTTGGGAAATTTAGCTTCAAGATTAAAGGATGGCCCATTGCCTGAAAACGAAGATGTATCCATCCGTGGTAGAATAGGTAATAGTAGAGCTTACGCAATTCAGTTTACTCTAAATAATTTCTCAGGGAGACCTAGAATAAAATCAATTAAAACATCCGGAGGTATATCATTTAACTCCACAAACACAGCAATATAATGTCAGACATATTATCAATCCAAACTCCTTACGCTGATGACGACACTGTAACTTCTACAAATCTAAACAACTTGGTAAGTAAAGCCACGTTTACATCTGCGGTTGTTGATGGTGCTACCACGCAACTTAATGGATCAGGAGCAGTGATTGTTCGAGATGGCGGTATTACTAAACCAAAACTTGCGGTTCCCATACAAGGAGTAATTGAACTCGTGGGGACAGAGGCTTACGTAGGAGGAGATAAAACTGGAGGCATAAGAGGAGATCAATCCCTAGATATCCAGAGCGATAGAAATTCCAATTCAGCTAGTGTGGCTTCGGGAACAAGGGCTATCGCCATTGGAAGAAATGTTAGAGCTTCTAGCGGCAATAGCACTGGCTTGGGCCAATCAGTTATTGCTTCTGGGGAAAACGCAGTAGCTATAGGGCCTGTAGCGCAAGCTACAGGGTTTCGTTCAATTGGAATAGGCAGTATCGCTCGAGCAACCGGAACCAATGCAATAGGTATTGGCAACAATGCTTATGCGACTAGAACAAGTTCAATAGCAATAGGAAGCAATGCAACTGCTACGGCTGAATACGCACTGGCGATTGGTCACGAAGCTGAAGCTCTAGCAAATAATACAATAGCAATAGGCAGAAACTTAAAAAACAATGGCACTGGCGGGTCTGAGTTTGGATCTATGGATAGTCTTGGGAATAGAACTGGATCTGTTAGAGCCCAAAATGATGGCATGGTTTCATTTACCCGTCAAAATCCTTACGCTGTTCCTACCGCCAACGCTGGACAACCCGCTGGAACCGAAACTAATGGATTGTTAGGCGAGGGAATGTTTACAATTGGCATTGATGTAGCGGGAACTCCCAAAGTCAATTTGTTTTACAATAACGCTGGACAAATCATGACTTTGTTTCTCGGAAATCTTGTATAGATTTATATAAAAATGTCTCCAGTAGCCCCACCAATACCAATAGCCCCAGGCGTACCTCTAGCTTTGGGAAATACTACACCCTTAGATAGAGAAAAAACTTTCTTAGAATCTCTTACTTTGCCCGGTGAGACAACTAGCTCAGAAAGATACGATCTTTACAATTATAGAAATACCGCTGAAGGTAAAGAATTGTCTGGAGAGGTTAGCGAAAAAATCAACGAGTTACTTTTTCCAAGGTATGGGGCTCAAACAAACAGAGACGCTGCTTTTAATGATATAGTTAATACCGTAACCGGAGGAGGATTAGATGGATTAGCTGCCAATGATTTTATCCTCAATGAAATTGAGCGTCAGGCTGGGTTAGAAATTATGAATTTGCCCAATGTTGGGCATTTAATAAGTAGAACTTACGAAACATTTGTCCCGCCAGAGCTTCAGAGCAAACTTGACGGAACTAATGGTTATATGTCTACGGGGATTAAAATTGCCCTACAAGCCGCTTCTATGAATGGAAGTTTAAGCGAAGCTCAAGCACAAATAGGATCATCGCTTTTAGATGCTTTTGACGACGACGCAAACAATTTTGATTATACCGACAATTCGCAAATGGGTTTTGTGGAAAGGATGTTTGCTGACCCAATGCACGTTAATGCCGCTAGATTTGGTTCACCGTTGGCAACTACGCAGGATAACCAAGATATAGTAAATGATTTTCTTTATAATGAACAATTTTTAACGGAAAAAGAAATAAATGATTATTATACAAGTCAAGGCTTAGACCCGCAATACGCTTCGACCGACAGGGGTGTTTTGCAGGCAATCGCAGAGTTTACCTCAGCGGTCACAGACGGGACTGTAAGCACTGCAAAAGAAATTAATTTTGAATACAAAAAGTATTTTGGAGGTGAAATTGCTCAAAACGTAATTAAGCTTGGAATCCAAAGTTCAAGTTTAGGAGCCATTAGTTTAGGGGGAATGAGTATCCCAGTAGCATTTATTCTTTATCCAATATTGAATATGGTTTCCGATGCTTTAAGCCCTGACGATGGGCAAGAGGTAAGGGATCTTCTTGCCGAAGATAGACTGTTTGGAATAATTAAGGGCATTGGCAACGATGAGATCACACTCGACGACTTAACAATTCTTTCAGGGGAAGTGTCAGATCCAGTCAGAGGAGCAGCTAATATTTTAGATTTAGCCGCGAATCCAATAAAAATCGTAGAAGGCATCTACGACAATCTTATTGGCAATATTCCTGTTGTGGGCGATTTGGTTGGAAGCGTTTTTGGGCAATTTACGCCAGAAGCAAGTCCAGAAGAACGAGCTGCAGCTTTACAGGAACTTTATACGCAAGCTGCTTATAATCAACTTGCAGAAGATGTGCTTAATGCAACTCCAGAGCAAGTCCAAGATTATTTAGATAGAACATCCGATTATCCTCCAACGTATGAAGATTTGGTAAAACAAATTGATGAATATTTTGACGAGCAGTTTCCAGATGCTGAGATAAACAATCAAATTGATGATTTAGAATCTCAATATCAATCAATGTATGATGATCTTTTTGGCGACGATGATTACATAAATGGTTTAGAAAACATTAAGCTTGAAGATTATAACAGTGTCGAGGAATGGAACGCGGCACAAGATGCCTTTGGTGAAGAATATACTTCTGGATTGTCTGACTTAAGAGATCAGATGGAAAACCTTGAAAACAGCAAAAGCAACGGAAATACCGGAAATACAGGAAATACAGGAAATACAGGAAATACCGGAAATAATA